GCTCAACATAAATTTATTATTTTCTTTTTTATGTAAGAGTCCAACTTTAGTGCCGTCTTGTTCTATAATCCAAAATTTGCCATCAATGATTGGTTTTGCGTATATCTCTGCCATATTAAATTTCCTCTGTGAGCTTGCGCCATGTTACATCTGTTTCGGGATACTTTGCCTGAAACGGTTCCGCATACGATTGTATGTTATCTGCAATCTTTTTCATATCCCAAGTGTTACAGAACTTTAACATACGAATGCCAACTTGTGTTACTTCTTTAGGATTAGCGGCTGTATCAATTGTTTCACGAATAATTGTTTTAATTTCAGCAGGTTGTGCAGTCAAGTCAACAAGTGTTACGTTCCTATTATAATCTTCTAGAACACGATGTTCTTCGCCATTATGGTCGGTCCAACGCTGGAGCATAAGATTGTTCCAAGAATATCCGCGCTTGTCTCTGTCTTCAAATGCTTCTGTTAATCCAACTTTATTCTTACTACCCTTAGTTCTAACACCGGGATATGCACTAAAGACATTATCGCTACTATCGCCACGCATACATTTTTCAAATAGAATCCATTCGGGATTAGGAACAACTTTAGGCTCGCCAGTTTTCTTATCTTTAACTAGCTTGCCTTTCTTATCAAAGATGCCGTTAATAGTATGTGTCTCATCTGCTACACCGTTGTATTGCTTCACATTGGATGCTAACAACTGGTGAAAGTCACTGTCTGTCGAAATAATCACATGCTCAGAATGAGGGTGCATTTGAATAAAGCCGGCAATTAAATCATCTGCTTCTAATTGCTTATGTTGTAATACAGTTACGTTAGTCTTTTCACTGATGAAGTTTTTAAACTCGTCAAATGCTTCCCAGAACAATTTATCTTCTTCTTGTTCTTTTATAGTCATTGCATCACGGGTTTCTTTACGATTAGCCTTATACGGCTTGTAAAAATCTTTACGCCAGCTACGACCTTCGAGGCAGAACACTACATGTTTCCCCTCAAAGTCATTCCACGCTTTTTTAATACTGTTGAACGTAATATGAAATGCCATACCGAGTTTGACATCGGCAGCACCTTGAACAACGTGTCTTGCACGAAAGAATGTATTAGCTGTATCAACTAAAATATATGTCATGAAACCTCTGATTTATTTTTCGATAACGGAACTACGTTAATAAAACCTGCACTGTGCCTAGATGGATCCATTCCATCGCCTGCCAACATATTAGAGGCTAGATCTCTAAACCATCTGTCTACTACTTCTTCTTCGGGATCGCCTTCAAATCCGTATCCTGCTTCGATTAATTGTAACACAAATTGATCGTTCCAGTCAAGCTCAAAGAACCCGTTGCGGATGTTGTCTTCATTTACGTGTGTATCTAAAACAGCTACATAGGGCATCCCGCGGGCAGTAGCACGTTCTTTTGGGCTCAGTTTAGCTGTCTCCTCAGCCGCTCTAGCAACTTCCAACTCAGCTTGTGCTTGGGCAGTTAGTTTAATTGCAACACGGGCTTCTTCTAATGCTGTTTCTTTTGCATCTTCTAATGCTTGTAACCCTGTGATCTTTTTAAAGAATTTTTTTAACATATTAAGTTCCCCACTCATTTTTAAACAATGGAACTTGTAGTCTATCACTATAACGCCATCCACGCTTCATAGCCGCCAGTGCTACATTCTTTGCATTTAATGTATAAACACTTTCAACACCGCCTACTGGCATTAGATAAACATGTCCTTTAAAGCCTGCTTCTCTAAATTCTTCAACAGCGTGTTCTGCATCAATAATATCTTCTGCCGTTGCTACTACAAATTTAAGATACGCTGTGCCAACTTGTTCGTATTCACAAACAACTTCTGGGCGAATAGCATCAAACCAATTCTCGCCACTTGCTGGAAGTTTAGCACTGACACTAAATGTAAGTTCTTTACCTACTTCACTATTCCACTTTCTCAAGTATTCTTTAAACTCTGGAGTAAGTTTTTGAGTGCCATTTGTTTCAAATGTAATCTCTTTAAGTGCCTTCATTTTACTATTGTTAAGCAAGTCCGGATAAGCACGTTGCCATCCTAGCAATGGTTCCCCACCAGTAATAACTAGATGTTCATCGATCCATTCATTATGCGGAATAATTTCCATAATGCGATCTGTAATCGCTTCACTAGTAAGCATTGGACTGAGATCCTTAAAGTCTGGATGCCAACTAGCATAGCTGTCGCAGCCTGTGCTAACTAAGGGCAAGTCTTCATACTTTTGAAAAGACTCAATCATTGTATGCGTGGCTGCAATATCAGTGGCTTCGTGACTTACTTCACCACGAGGCATACCAAAGCCTGCACACTTGAAGTTACATCCGAATGTGCGCAGAAACACAGACGGGACACCCATATAGCGTCCTTCACCTTGAATTGAATAAAACAACTCGGCAATTTTAATTTTTGACATTTTTTACTTTCCTAAATTCTTCAACATCTTTAACTGCTAATTGTAGCACACTTGCATAGTTAATAGCTTGTTGTTTGGACATTATAAGAACAGATTCACGTTCAACATATCCTTTGGTTAGCAATGTCCAAATAATCTTCCAACGATTTGATTGCCACCATTTTGTTTTTTGTTGGGTATAAATTGTTACAGTAATTCCGTGGTCCTCTGCTTCTACCCAAACTTCATGTGAATGGTCGCAATCTCCACATTCACAAACGATGTTATATATTTTAGCATCGCCATAGTCTTTTCGAAGTAAAATACCTTCTGCAGGAGTCTGTGTAGTCATCACTTTAATAACTCTAAGTTAACAATCTTAGCTACTCTTGCACCTACATCTTCACCACTTGGAATAACATAGGTAGTAGCATCGTGCCGATCTTTTCGATCATCATATCTTCGAACATTTAAAATACGGCCGCCAACCGCACTAGTTAATTCAAATGTAACTCGGTCCTCACCTTCTGCTCGACCGCGTTCTACTTGTGCTGTTCCCATACCAATTGCCATTTTTTGATTCTCCTGTAACCAACCCTTAGTTTCGTAATGTTCGTAATTGTGTCGATTATCCCACATGTCACGCACTTTAAGATATAACCACTTATCAACTAATCTCATAGCTTCATAATCCTTGTTAACTCTGCATTAGCTTCATCATACCATCCTTGCTCAAGATATGTTTCTACTAATAATTCAGTTAATACATCAACTGCATCATTATAGTCGTATTGCGGATATGGTTGTGTCCACTTTATACTATATAGGTGTTTTTTGTCATTCATTTGCAAGTTTCCAACCACTCGTCTAATCGAGTCACTGCTTCGTTAAAATCTACACTGTATACTTTAGCATGAATGATGTTTTCTTTAATTTCCATATCAAATGGAACAACGTCGTTGAATCTAAAATTTTCTGGGACATCAGTAGTAACAGTGAACTCTTGCAAGTTTCTCGCTCTGCTGATTAAATCATTTGCCATATCTACTGAGTTCATTTATTATTTCCTATCGCCAAATAATTGTAACAAGTTAAGAAACAAGTTAATAAAATCCATATACAGTGTCAAAGCGCCGGTTACTTCTACAGCCGGATTAGTATCGACACTTACTGCTTCACGAATTTGTTGTGTATCATATGCAGTGAGACCTAAGAATATGATAATAGCCAATGCTGAGATTACCATTTGTAACACAGTTGAGCCAATGAAGATATTAACAATACTGGCAATGATAATGGCAATCAATCCCACAAACATCATTTGCCCCATTGAGCTTAGATCCTTCTTGGTAAAATAACCATATCCACTCATTACAGCAAACAAGATCGCCGCACCCATGAACGCACTAACAATACTACCCATATTGAACACAGCAAAGATTGTAGCAAAACTCAATCCCATTAATGCCGCGAATCCATGTAGGCATAACTGCGCTACACCCTTGCTGGGATTGTTACCTAGCACGTAGCTAATACCAAAGATTGCCACTAGTGGTGCAAAAATTACAATCCATTTTAGCACACCTGTAAAAAAGAATTGCAGTAACTCTGGACTAGTGCCTACGAAGTAACTGACAATCATTGATACAATAACAGCTAGACTCATATGTCCGTAGACACGACCCATTGCTGAATTAATTTCGCTGGCAGAACGATAGTCCGAAATGCCGCCTGTGTAATTTGTTCCAAACATAATTTTCTCCTTAACGTGGTGCAAATTCTTGTTGTAGTTTGATGTTATCAAAAAACTCTTTCTTTGTGTGGGGATCATCTTTAAATGTTCCCCGCAATACTGTAGTCTGTGTTAGACTGCTATGTGCCATAATGCCACGATTCTCACAGCAGCCATGAATTGCTTGCACATATACTGCAACATTACTACTTTCAGTTGCCTTTTGTATTTCTCGTGCTATGTTGTTACACAGCTCTTCTTGTAAGGTGCCTCGACGAGCACACCATTGGGCAATACGTGTATATTTCGACAGCCCAATGAGTTTTTGTGCGGCAATGATTCCGATGTAGGCCACGCCGCTAACAGGCTGATGATGATGACTACACATAGAACGCAACTCGCTACGAACCACAAGCATACCTTCATAACGATCTTCGGAATCGTTAGGGAAAGCTGTAGCGTCTGGTGCTTGTTCATATCTACCTGCCATAATTTCATTATAATACATTTTAGCAAGACGTCGAGCTGTGCCTTTGCTATTAGGGTCGTTTTCACGATCGATAAGCAACGTATCTAGCACTTGTTCAAATGCTTCAGTAGCCTCATCAATCAGTTGCTCTTTGTTATGGTCGTTAACATAATCACTAATGTTATCGCCAGCCCAGAACCGCTTGTTGTCAGACTTCATTGTCTGGCGAAGTGCTTGTGATAAATTCTTTTCACTCAATTTAAATCTCCGATGTTAAGGCAGTGGATTGCCATGTTGTATTAGTATACACTATTATTTAGGTTTTTGCAAGTCTTATGCGGTAAGTGCAAAAGCCAATTGTTGAAGCTCGTCTTTGGTCATAAAGTAGTTGTAAGTGCTAGTATCTGCTACCTTGCCATCTTTATCAATTGTTTCGTTGATTAAGTCAATACTAAACAATCCTTTTGGACTTAGGACTTCGTGCTTTTCCATACGAACGCGAAAGCCTTCGCTTTCTTTAATTACTGCTTCGACTAATGTGTCACGCACTGTTTCGTGTAGTTGTTTCATTTTATTTTCCTTTTAAAATACCATATCTGCCGCAACTACAAATCGATCTTGACTAGACTGCGGCGGCATTGGTCTATGCCATGTCTTGCCTGGATAAATGAACCATGTGTAGTTTAACACTGGCGCAATGTATCTTTCTGGATTCATTAGGCCATTAAGTGCAAATTCTGTTCCACAAGTTGCTACATCTTGAACATCATTGGGTATATGTAAGTAGTATATGCCCGATAGCGTTCTTTCGCTACCATATTGGTGAGTATGCCAGAGATCGTCTCTATTTTCTACAGTTTTGTTTGAAGTCATAAAACTCCAACTTTGAATTTGTTCAATCTTAACTTCTTTCTTCAAATACATAAAACAACTCATGATAAAACTCTGTCTAAATTTTAACCAATGATCGCCTGGATGATTGAAGATGTTAATATTAGTTTGATACTTGGGGCTATTGGTAAAATACTTACCTTCGCTAATCACTTGCCTAATATCAGTTTTAGCCAGTTCCTGATCTTGTGCATTGATGATGCTACTAAAATTGAATGTTTCAAAAGTAGCCCAACCGTTTTCAAATAATACTGTCATAATCTTTCACTTAGTAGG